GGAAAAAAATTACATCTAACGAAAAACTAGAGGATATACAAGGTTTAGATACAACTATTGATTGGAAGAACACTGGAGATAATAGTTATGATGGTGAAAAACTAAACTTATTAGTACACGATGAAAGTGGTAAATGGGAGAGACCTGATAATATATTAAATAACTGGAGAGTTACAAAAACATGTTTACGATTAGGTAGTAGGATTATTGGTAAATGTATGATGGGCTCTACTTCAAACGCATTAGACAAAGGTGGAGACAATTTTAAAAAATTATATAACGCGTCAGACGTCACAAAAAGAAATAGAAATGGCCAAACGAAGTCTGGTCTATATTCTTTGTTTATCCCAATGGAGTGGAACTACGAAGGATTTATTGATGAGTGTGGAATTCCAGTTTTTGATACACCAGACCACGATGTGTTCGGCCCAGATGGTGAATTAATAGATATAGGTATTATAGAACATTGGCAAAATGAAGCTGATGGTTTAAAAGGAGATCATGACGCATTAAATGAATTCTATAGACAATTCCCTAAAACTACTGAGCACGCATTTAGAGATGAAGCAAAAGGTAGTATCTTTAATCTTGTTAAAATATATGAGCAGATAGATTATAATGAAGAAATGTCTAGGACCCTTGGTATTACACAAGGTAATTTCCAATGGGTTAATGGAATAAAAGATTCACAGGTGATATTCTATCCAGATCAAAAGGGTAGATTTAAAATTAGTTGGACACCTAAAGTAGAATTACAAAATAGAGTGGTACTTAAAAATGGTGTAAAATATCCTGGTAATGAACACATGGGAGCATTTGGTTGTGACTCTTATGATATATCAGGGACCGTAGATGGGCAAGGTTCTAAAGGAGCATTACACGGCTTAACCAGGTTTAGTATGGAGGACGCTCCTGCGAATAGTTTCTTTTTAGAATATCTATCAAGACCACCTACGGCTGAAATGTTTTTTGAAGATATGTTAATGGCTATAGTGTTTTATGGTATGCCAATACTCTGTGAGAATAACAAACCTAGACTACTTTATTACTTAAGAAGAAGAGGTTATAGGGGATTTAGTATGAATAGACCAGATAAAGTATGGAATAAATTATCTGTAGCAGAAAAGGAAGTTGGAGGAATTCCTAATTCCAGTGAAGATATAAAACAAGCACATGCTGCTGCGATTGAGATGTATATTCAAAACCATGTAGGTATAAAACAAGGCGGAACATTTGGTGATATGTATTTTAATAGAACGTTAAATGATTGGACAAGATTCGATATAACAAAAAGAACTAAATATGATGCTACAATAAGTTCTGGTTTAGCTATCATGGCAAACAACAGGCATTTATATGCGCCAAACGCGAAAATAGAAAAACCAAAAATAAATATAAATATTGCTAAATATTCTAATAAAGGTAATATGTCTAAAATAATTAACAAATAAATATGGCTAAATCAGGTATAAAGGGTTATTTTCCAAGTCAAGCTGTTAGTGACTTAGAGAAAATAAGTTACGATTATGGGTTAAAAGTTGCTAAGGCTATTGAAACTGAGTGGTTTAATAATGACAAGCACCAAACTCGATATACTCAAAATATAAATAATTTTCATAGTTTAAGATTGTATGCTAGAGGTGAACAATCTATTCAAAAATATAAGGATGAGTTATCAATAAATGGTGATTTGTCCTATCTTAATTTAGATTGGAAACCAGTTCCTATTATACCTAAATTTGTAGATATAGTTGTAAATGGTATAGCAGATAGAGCATATGATATAAAAGCTTACTCTCAAGATCCATATGGCGTTAGTAAACGTACAGCATACATGGAATCGATGTTAAGTGACATGCGTAATAAAGATTGGAATACGTTTATAGATAATACTTTTGGTATTGAAATGCAACAAAACTCATCAGAAACTCTACCTAGTACACAAGAAGAGTTAGAGTTACATATGCAACTTAGTTATAAGCAGGAGGTTGAGTTAGCAGAAGAGCAAGCTTTAAACACTTTATTTGATGGAAATAATTATGATCTTATAAAGAAAAGATTTTACTATGATTTAGCAACAATAGGTATTGGAGCGGTTAAAACAGGATTTAATACGTCAGAAGGTGTTGTTATAGATTATGTAGATCCTGCTAATCTAGTATACTCTTATACAGATTCCCCTTATTTTGACGATATATATTATGTTGGTGAAGTAAAGAATATTCCTATAAACGAACTAGCAAAACAATTTCCTTTTTTAAAACAAAATGATATAGAAGAGATACTTAACAATAAACAAGCTACATCATATCACACTATTAACAATCAAGAAGAAGATAATAACAAAGTACAAGTTTTATATTTTAATTATAAAACTTATATGAACGAAGTGTACAAAGTTAAAGAAATGGGTACTGGGGCTGAAAAATTAATACCTAAAGATGATTCTTTCAATCCACCAAAAGATAAAGAAGGTGGCTATAGTAAATTACTAAGGTCAATAGAATGTCTTTATGAAGGTGCTATGATACTAGGTTCAAATAAACTTTTGAAGTGGGAAATGTCTAAAAATATGATGCGTCCTAAAAGTGATTATACTAAAGTTAAAATGAATTATAGTATAGTTGCTCCTAGAATGTATAAAGGTAAAATTGAATCGTTGGTTAGTAGAGTTACTGGTTTTGCAGATATGATTCAGTTAACTCATTTGAAATTACAACAAGTATTAGCTAAAATGGTACCAGATGGTATATACTTAGATGTAGATGGATTAGCTGAAGTTGATTTAGGTAATGGAACAAACTATAATCCACAAGAAGCGTTAAACATGTTCTTCCAAACTGGTAGTGTTATAGGTAGATCGTTTACTGCTGATGGAGAAGGGAATCCAGGTAAAATACCTATTCAAGAAATACAAAGTGGTGCGGGTAGTAATAAAATCCAAACTTTAATTGGGAATTATAACTACTATATGCAAATGATTAGAGATTGTACTGGGCTTAATGAAGCGAGAGACGGTAGTATGCCAGATCCTAAATCACTAGTAGGTATACAAAAAATGGCAGCGGCAAATTCAAATACAGCAACAAGACACATCTTACAAGCTGGACTATTTTTAACAGCCGAAGTTGCAGAATGTTTATCTCTTAGAATATCCGATATTATAGAATATTCTCCAACAGCAGATGCGTTTATACATGCTATAGGTGCTCATAATGTTAGTTTATTAGCTGAAATGGGGGATTTGCATTTATATGATTTTGGTATATTTATAGAACTCCAACCAGATGATGAAGAGAAAGCATTATTAGAAAATAATATACAAGTAGCATTATCACAACAAAATATAGAATTAGAAGATGCAATTGATTTAAGAGAGATTAGGAATATCAAACTTGCTAATCAACTACTTAAAATACGTAGAAAGAAGAAATTAGAAAAAGATCAAGAAATGCAGCAGGAGAATATACGAGTACAAGCTGAAGCTAACACTAAATCTCAACAAGCCGCGGCGGAGATGGAAATGCAAAAATCACAAATGATGGCACAAACTACAATGCAATTAGAACAAGGAAAAACCCAAAACGAGATGGCGTTATTAGATTATGAAGCTAAAATCAAGAAAGATTTAATGGATCACGAGTTTAAAATAAATATGGCATTAGAGCAATCGAAAACAAGTGATATTGAAAAAGAAAGATTCAAAGAAGATCGTAAAGATAAAAGAACAAAAATACAAGCCACTCAACAAAGTGAGCTTATAGACCAAAGAAAAACTGGTAAAGCACCTAAAAACTTTGAGTCCGCAGGTAATGATATACTTAGCGGTGGATTTGATTTAGGTGCGTTTGAACCTAGTTAAACAAATTTTATTAATTATATAATATTTTATTATGGCAAAAAAGAAAAAAGAAGAGGTAGTAGAACAGATTACCGAACAACCAAAAGTAGACAATACAGTCGAAAAAATTAAGGTAAAGAAAAAACCAACTATGAAAAAGCCTATTCAAGATGATAGCCCTATCAAAGTTGATTTAAGTAAACCACCAAAAAAGGAAGAAGATGTACAACCAGTTGATGATACAAAAACCGAGGAAGTTCAAAAAGAGGTTGTTGAACAACCTGCAAAAGAAAATACTGAAACACCTGTTGTAGAAGAAGTCACAGATGAAAAGGTGGAAGAAACAGTTGAAAAACTAGAAGAGCAAGTTGTAGAAGCTATAACTGAAGCAGAAACAACAGGTAAACCAGTTCCAGAAAATATCCAAAAACTAATGGATTTTATGGAAGAGACAGGTGGTGATTTAGAAGATTATATTGCTTTAAAACGTGACTATAACGAATATGACGACGCATCATTATTAATGGAGCATTATGTGCATACAAAACCTCATTTAACCGAAGATGAAATAAGATTTACACTAGAAGATCAATTCTCTTGGGATGAAGATGTAGACGATGAGGTAGAAATAAAAAGAAAACAATTAGCGTTAAAAGAGCAAGTTGCCAGCGCTAAAGCTCACTTGGAAGAGAACAAATCCAAATACTATGAGGAAATTAAAGCTGGAAGTAAGTTAACTTCTGAACAACAAAAAGCAGTTGATTTCTTTAATAGATACAACAAGGAGTCGGAGGCAGATAAAGTAGTTAGAGAAAAAAATCAAAAGATTTTTATCGATAAAACTAATAAAGTTTTTAATGACAAATTCAAAGGTTTTGAATATAACGTCGGTGATAAAAAATTTAGATACAATGTAAAAGATGTAAACAAAGTAAAAGATACCCAAGCTGATTTGAATAATTTTCTCGAGAAGTTTCTCGGTGATGAATTCCAATTAAAAGATGCTGATGGTTATCATAAAGGTTTGTTTACAGCCATGAACTCTGATGCTATAGCTAATCATTTCTATGAACAAGGTAGAGCAGACGCTGTTAAAAACAGTGTTGAAACCGCTAAGAATATAGATATGGCTCCTCGTCAATCCCACGGTGAGATTGAAACTGGCGGGATGAAATTTAAAGTTCTAGGCGACACAGCTGATGACTTTAAATTTAAAATTAAACGAAAATAATAATTTAAAACAAATTTAAAATGGCAATTACAGCAGGTGCTAGTTTGAACACGGTTCCGTCACCTTATCAGTCGACGCTATCAACAAACTACATCGATTTCAGAGCCGGCGGCACAGCCGGATGGGCTCAACAATACCTGCCTGATTTGATGGAAAAAGAAGCTGAAGTTTTTGGAAACAGAACAATTGGTGGATTTTTACAGCAAGTTGGAGCAGAAGAGGCTATGACATCCGATCAGGTTGTTTGGTCTGAACAAGGTAGATTACATCTATCCTATATAGCAACAATGTCACACGTTTCACAGAAAGCAGATGCTACTGCGGGTGGTACAATTACTATCGTATCTGATATTGATGGTAACACTAGTACAGATAACTTTAGTGATAACGATCACGGTATTAGAGTTAATGACATGCTTTTAATGGCAGACGCAAATACTACAGTACAAGGTGTTTGTACAGCGGTAAATCAAACAACTGGTAGAATATCAGTTGGTTTTTATGGTGCTAACACAGCTACAGCTGCGGGTATTACAGCAACTACAGCTTCTGCTCTTAGAGTATTAGTTTATGGTTCTGAATATGCAAAAGGCGTAGCATATAATACTGCTGCTGGTACAGCTTCTGAGTCACGTACAGCTAACGAACCACAGTTTACATCTTTTAGTAACAAACCAATTATAATGAAAGACTTTTATCATGTCTCTGGATCTGATACAGCTCAAATTGGTTGGGTTGAAACTACTGGAGAAGATGGACAAACTGGTTATATGTGGTATTTAAAAGCTGAAGGTGAAACTAGAATGAGGTTCTCTGATTACATGGAAATGGCAATGATTGAATCTATTTCTGGTACAGCGGGTAGTACGTTACTTGATAGTGAATTATATGGTGCAGCTGGTAATACTTTCGGTACTGAAGGTTTATTTGAAGCTGTTTCAACTAGAGGTAATTCATCATCAGGTATTACAGGTGTTAACTGTGCAACTGATTTAGCTGAATTCGATGCTATCTTAGCAGAGTTTGACAATCAAGGCGCTATTGAAGAAAACATGTTATTTGTAAATAGAACTACTGCTCTTGCAGTTGATGACATGTTAGCTTGTATGAATTCTTATGGTGCTGGTGGTACTTCTTATGGAGTATTTAGCAACTCAGAAGACATGGCACTTAATTTAGGTTTCTCTGGTTTTAGAAGAGGTTCTTATGATTTCTACAAAACTGATTGGAAATATCTAAATGATAAAGCTACTAGAGGTGGTATCAACGCTATGGATACTGTTGGCGCGATTAGAGGAATTATAGTTCCAGCTGGCGTATCTTCAGTGTATGATCAACAACTAGGTAGAAACCTTAAACGTCCTTTCTTACACGTTAGATATAGAGCTTCACAAACAGATGACCGATACTTTAAAACATGGGTTACTGGAGCTGTAGGAGCAGCTACATCTTCTTTAGACGCGATGGAAATACATTATCTATCAGAAAGATGTTTAATTACTCAAGGTGCAAATAACTTTATGTTATTGAACTAAGTATTTATTTTTAAAAGAGGGTGGAGCTTAGTCTCCACTCCCTTTTATTTTTATTAATTTTATTATATATTATATTATGACAAAGAAAACAAAAAAAGTTGAGGTGGAAGAACCTCAAGTTCAAGAAGAAACAATTGTTTTGGAAAAACCAAAACCAAAAGCGGTAGAAATACCAAAAACTCATCCAGAAGATGGTTGGGTTATAAAAGATAGATTATATTATCTTAAAGGAAATAAAAAACCTTTATCTAAAATTGTAAAATCTACTAATGTTTATTATTTTGATGAAGAAGCTGGTTATGAAAGAGAACTGAAGTATTGTGAAAACCAGAGAACTTGCTTTGTAGATGAGATGGAAGGTGATCAAAAACTATCCCATATCATATTTAGATCAGGAGCATTACATGTACCTAGAGAAAAACAGATTTTACAAAAACTTCTTTCTATATACCATCCACATAGAGATAATGTTTGGTATGAATGGAAACCTGAAGTGAAAGCTGAAGATGAGATGGAGATATTAGAATTAGAAGCAGACGCGTTGTTAACCGCAAGAGATTTAGATATCGATATGGCAGAAGCTGTTATGAGAGTAGAGATTGGTTCTAAGGTATCAGAGTTGAGTTCTAAAGAACTTAAACGTGATTTATTGCTATATGCTAAAAGAAACCCTAAACTATTCTTAGAACTTGTGAGTGATGAGAATATTCAACTTAGAAATTTCGGAATTAAAGCAACAGAACTAGGAATATTAAAAATATCCGCAGATCAAAGAACGTTTATATGGGGTTCTAATGATAGAAAACTAATGAATGTTCCATTTGATGAACATCCATATTCAGCTTTAGCCGCTTGGTTTAAAACTGATGAAGGTATGGAGATCTATTCTAATATAGAAAAGAGATTAAAATAACAACCCCAAAGAATAGCCACTCTTTTTAGGGGTGGCTATTTTTTTAAAACAACAGTATGAAATCAAAAGGACTAGGGGATACAATAGAAAAAATAACAAAAGCAACAGGAATAAAAACAGTGATAGATAAAGTTAGTAAAACTACAAAAAAGGATTGCGGATGTAATAAAAGAAAGGATAAATTAAATAAATTATTTCCTTATAATTATAAATAAACAATATGGTAAGTATAGACACGGTATATCAGAGAGTTTTAGCGCTTGCTAATAAAGAACAAAGAGGATATATAACTCCTTTAGAGTTTAATCTTTTAGCTAATCAAGCGCAGTTAGACATATTTGAACAATATTTTTATGACTTAAATCAATTCAAAAGACAACCAAGTGATGAGACGACGTTTTCTGATATGGAAGAATTAATACAGAATAAGATATCACCGTTTGTTGCTATAAACAATGTAATTCTTGGGGTAACGTTTCCTGCGAACTATAGGACAGGTAGAATATTTTATGGTGGATATGAAGTAGAGCGAGTTAGTCATAACGAAATAAATAATATAATAAACTCTACATTTCATGCGAATAGTTTATCGCAAAATCCTATTTATAGAGACAGCGCTATTGCTGGAGAAGATATAGAAGTTTTTAATGCTAATGGAAAGGTTACAAGTGGAGTAACTTGTGAAGTAATAAATAAACCTGCAAAAGCAGAATGGGCATATAATGTTATTGGTGAAAAAGCATTATATAACGCGGGTCCATCTAACAACTTCCAATTACACAATTCAGAAGAAACTAATTTAGTAATGAAAATATTAGAACTAGCAGGTGTTATTATTAAACAACCAGATGTAGTAGGAGTAGCAAATCAAGAAGAAATGCAAAAAATACAACAACAAAAATCATAAATAAATGGGATTACTAACACAATCACAACAAACTTACTATCAAGGTAGTTCTTTTGGTAATTATCAATTCGTAAATTTAACGAGTATTATTGACAATTTTATGGCTACCTATATAGGAGAAGGTAAAATATTAACAGACACAAAAAGGAATGATGTAAGTTTTCATGCTCACCGAGCTTTAGCTGAATTAAGTTTTGATACTTTTAAATCTACAAAATCTCAAGAACTAACTCTTCCACCATCTCTTACAATGATATTACCACAAGATTACGTTAACTATACAAAGATTAGTTGGAGTGATTCTTCTGGTATAAAACACCCATTGTACCCAACAAACAGCACTTCAAACCCAACAAATCCATATCAAACCGTCGCGACTTTTGATATTAAAGCAATTGGAACAATAATCGCGGGTGGAAATACAATGACGTTAGATGCTCAATACGATAATATTTTAGTTGGTATGGCTGTAAGCGGAATTGGTATTGTAAGCGGTACTCTCGTTGAGGCAAGTGCAGTTTCGGGTGGTATAACAACATTGAAATTAGATACAAATTTAGATATGACTTTTGAAGGCACTCCTGCGACTACTGTTACTAATGCTGAATTCACGTTTACAGCAGTTGACGGATCTTTAATCCAGACTCCAAATACTCAAGTTTTAAACGAAGGAGGAGAAATACTAAACGCTAGGGCATTTATAGATTTTCAAACTGCGCTTACAGGCGTGTCAGTTGGAGATTTGGTTTCTCACGAATTTTTTCCAGTTGGTACTGTTATAACAAGTATTGTATCCGATCCATCAACTACACCAGTTGGTGCAATTGGTACAAGAATTTACGTTTCTAATCAAGCGGTCTCTACGATTGGAGATGGTACCGCATTAGGTTCGTTTACCAACGCAATTACATTTACTTCCACTAGTCCGACCTCTGACACTTGGAATAATTATAAAGGTAACATCTCATCTGGAAACCAAGATGATTATATAGATGATACATATTGGCCAGCTGGAGGAGAAAGATATGGATTAGATCCTCAACACGCTCAAGTTAATGGTTCATTTTTTATAGATGAATTGAAAGGTTTAATACATTTTAGTTCTAATATATCTGGAAAAACTGTAGTATTAGATTATATAAGTGATAGTCTAGGTACAGACAATGAAATGCAAGTACATAAATTAGCTGAAGAAGCTATATATAAACATATAATGTATGGGTGTGTAAGCGCTAAACTTAATGTTCCAGAATATATTATAAATAGATTTAGAAGAGAACGGTTTGCTGAAACTAGGAAAGCTAAATTAAGATTATCAAATATTAAAATAGAAGAGATTACCCAGATATTAAGAGGAAAATCTAAACAAATAAAACACTAATAAATGCCAGAACTTAAACGTAGTTTTCAATCTGGGCGAATGAACAAAAGCTTAGATGAGAGACTAGTTCCAAACGGTGAATATAGAGATGCTCTAAATATAGAGATAGCTACGTCAGAAAGTGACGATTTAGGATCGGCTCAAACTACTATGGGTAATAAAATAGTAGAATCTGATTTACCTAATCCTAGTTCTACTTTAGTAGAAGATGGTGCTTGGCCACATTTACAAGGTAATTGGAATGAAGTTTATAGAAATAAAACTGTAGGTAGTATAGTAGATGAGAAAAATGACTGGGGATATCGTCTTATAGCAGGACCACCTCCTCAAGAACCTAAAGGTGGCGTAG